CGAACTTACATTAGAACTGAGGTTACGCCTTGTGAACTAACGGATCAGGATAAGTTATCTTATATAATTGATAATGAAATGATAATTACTTCTGCAGTCATGAAAGGTCATCAGGCTAGTGATGGTGATGAATTTCAGGAAATGAGATCTAAGATAAAACAATATAGAATAGATTTAGGTTTAATAAAAAAATAGTACATTTGTAATATGGATAAAGTAAAAATATATTTGGATGATGTTCGCACACCAGTAGACCCAAGTTGGGTTGTTGTTCGTTCTTATGATGAGTTCGTTCAAAAGATAAACTCAATTGGGTTGGAGAACATTGATTTGATATCGTTGGATCACGACTTAGGTGATAGTGCGATGAATGAATGGTTGTATGGTGTTGTAAAAAACTACACAATCAATTATGATAACATCACTGAGAAAACAGGAATGGATTGTACCAAATGGTTGGTTAATCAATGGATGGATGGTAAAACTTTGGTGGAAGTTGTGGTTCACTCAGCAAATGCCGTAGGTAGTGGTAATATGATGGGTTACATCAACAATTACAGACACTTAAGTAGATTGCCTCAGAATTGTGTAAGAGTACAAATAGAACACACGGTATAAAAAGAAATTGATATAGAAAAAGAATAAATTATGCAAACACTTACTTACGACAAAAATGAAAAAAAGGTATTTTTATCAAATGAATCATCATTTGTGTACACCGTTGAAAATGTTCACAGTGTTGAATGTACAGATAAATTATATAGCGTTATGGTACTATTAAATGGTACCTCAAAACTTATTTCTGTTTTAAAAGTTCCTGTTGGAAAAACAAATTATTTTTTAAAAAATTATATTTAAATAACTAAGATGTACAGAATTAAAATAGAAGAACGTAACAATGGAGAGAAACGTTACATACCACAAGTTGGAACACCTAGATTGAGAACAGGTAGGGTTGTTTGGTTGAGTACCAATTGGGAAAATATAATTACACAATACAACCGTTATATAATATCAAATGGTATGACAGAATCGCATAATACCGAAGAAGGAGCTCTTAATGTAATTGAAGGGTTTAAGGAAAGTATTTTAGAAGAGGAGGGTTATAAAGTGAAATCAACAACATTTAAAACAATTGACTGATGAGAAAAATTTATATATTCTTTTGGTGGTTATGGAATTATCCTGAAATAGTTTGGATGAAATTTAAATCAATGTTTAAAAGATGACAGAAGAAGAAAAGGATATTAGAATAAAAGAACTTGAGGAATTTCTTGAAGATGTTATTGAACATCCTTATATGTGTGGATCGTCAATATGGGAAGAAGGTTGGGAGTTATTAAATAAAAACAAAAATAAAAATAAAGATGAATAAAGAAGAAGCAAAGGACGAGTTAATCAACGTATTATACTTTCAAGTAAATGATCTAATAATGATGTCCAAGATTGAATTGGGCGATGATGTTATTGAAAAAATTAAACGACTCAAAGGTATCATTAATCAAAATGAAACAAAATTTAAAGTGGGGGACAAGGCTCACAAACCAAAAGGTTATAAATTTCCTTGTACAATCGTAGGTGTATTTGAAACAATCGGTGGTGAAACTCGTGTGATCGGAGAAATGGATGAATACGGATTATTACACATATTCAACGAAAATCAATTGGAACATTATGAGTAAAGAACAGGAAGAATTGGTGGATGAGGTGTATAATAAATACACAACCAAGTATATGGGTTATGAGGACATCCCATCAAAAGATTTATTTATATTTGAGATTAAAACCAATCCTGAGTTTTCTGAAAAGTGGGGGATAACCATTGAGGAACGAGAGTTGAGTTTGGAAGAAAGAATGGGATTATGTAAAGAAAAATGGGATTATTCATGGAATCGTACTATCAACCTTGAAGACATAGAATGGAGAATGAATAATGAATGGAATATCCCATCCAAATTAATCACAATAATATATAACGATACAAAAATTGAAAGTTATGAATAATTTAGATAAAAAATACACAGATTTATTACAGAACATTTTAGAACATGGAACCCATAAAGAGGATCGTACAAAGACCGGCACAATTAGTGTTTTTGGTAGACAGATCCGTCATAAAATGAGTGATGGGTTTCCATTACTTACAACCAAGAAGATGGCTTGGAGGTCGATATGTTCAGAATTACTTTGGTTTTTGAAAGGAGATACGTCAATAGAGTATCTACTTGAAAATGACTGTAACATATGGACAGGAGATGCGTACCAATCTTATTTGAGAGAGTGTGAAGAGTTAGAAAAAAATTCAAATAAATAACTATTCTTATTGAGTTTTTTTGGTTTTTTTGTATATTTATTAATAAAGATATTATTATGATTATATACAAAACAACGAATTTGATTAACGGAAAAATTTATATAGGTAAGGATAAACACAACAACGATAAGTATCTTGGTTCTGGTAAAATATTGAAACAAGCCATAGTGAAATATGGTAAAGATAACTTTGTTAAAGAAGTGGTTGAAGAATGTGAAGATGAAAAAACTTGGTTAGAAAGAGAAGTGTATTGGATTTATTATTTTAATTCTATAAAAGAAGGTTATAATATTGCATTAGGAGGAAACGGGGGAGATACAATTTCTAATAATCCACAAAAAAAAGAAATTTATGAAAGGAAAAGAAAAACTGAAAGTGACAAATCGACAGATGAGAAAGAAAATAGAATAAAAAAAATTTCCGAATCAATGAAAAACAAGTGGAATGAAACAAGATTAAATAATCCTAGTTTTATACTTGAAAGAAATAAAAAAATTAGTAAATCTCAAAAAGGCGTTCCAAAACCTACTGAACAGATAAATAAACAAAAGGAAACTAAAAGAATTAACGGTACATCAAAAGGAGAAAAAAACTCTATGTTCGGAAAACACCACACAGATAAAACAAAAAAAATACTATCAGAATTAAAATTAGGTGGTAAAAGAAGTGATGATAGTATTAGAAAACAAAAAGAAACAATTAAAAATCGTGAAATAATTACTTGTCCTCATTGTAATTTATCCGCCAAAAAATCCGCAAATATGGTCAGGTATCATTTTGATAATTGTAAAAAAAAATAAAAAATTATGAATAAAGAACATTTACATCCAGACGGAAGACCTTACACAAAAGAAGAGTTTGTTGAAAAGATTAAAACTGATAAAGAATTTGCAAAGAGATTTGGAAATCTCGGAAAAATTTATGGATCACAATGGAGAAGTTGGGGTAAAGATTTCAAACAAATACCAAATGAAACTGGGGATGGCGTTTACGATATTACAACAATAGGAATAGACCAAATCCAAAACCTAATCAACGACCTTAAAACAAACCCAAACTCACGCCGACTACTTGTATCAGCCTGGAATCCCGCAGATTTGGATTCTTGCGTGTTACCACCTTGCCACTACTCATTTCAAGTTTATACAAGAGAGTTGAGTTCACAAGAACGTAAAAACATTTACGACAAATCATCTTGGATTAAGGATGTTTTCCCAACGGATGAAAATGGGTGGAATAGTTTATTTGATAGTTGTAACATTCCAACCAGAGCAATCTCATTAATGTGGAATCAAAGATCTTGTGATTTTCCGCTCGGAATTCCATTCAACATCGCATCTTACGGATTGTTATTAGAAATCATTGCAAAAACCGTTAATATGGTTCCTGATGAATTGATTGGTAACTTGGGTGATTGTCATATCTATCTAAATCAAATTGACGGTGTTAAAGAACAATTAACAAGAGAACCATTTCCACTACCAACATTGAAACATATGAAAACAGACGAATTTTATAAAGCACTATCTGAAGATTTGAGTTTATTTACACATTTGGATAATACTGACTTTGTTGTTGAAAACTACCAATCACACCCAAGTATAAAAATGCCATTAAGTAATTAAATATGAATAAACTCGTTGAGATATTTAAAGATCATAGAATTGAGTTAACATGGATTTATTTATTTATGTTATTAACTGAATTATCAAACTTGGCAACACCATTTCTACTTGGTAAAAGTATTGATGGTTTAATTTGTGGTAGTTGGTTTTGGATGTCTTTATTGGGTTTATCATATTTTCTATCAAATTTCTTTAATTATAAACGAATGGTATATGACACTAAAGTTTATACTAAAATTTATAATAATGTTGTATTTAAGTTTTTAAAAAATTCAGACATAGATACATCAACAAAGATTGCAAGGACAGATATGGCACACGATGTTGTTGGTGTTTTAGAAGGATATGTACATTACTATATAGCAACAATAGTTACGATAATCGGATCTTTATTATTCATTTTTTCTGAAAATTGGAAAGTTGGTTTATTGGTTAGTTTTGCATTTATTTTTATTGTTGGATCGGTTTGTATTCTTTATAATAAAATAAAACAATCCATAAATGTAAAAAATGATCACTACGAAAAGAAAGTTACCTCAATTGAAAAAGGACACCAACATTCGGTTTCTTTTTTTAATAGAAGAAGAAAGTTAGAGATTTATGAATCAACATTACAAGGTAAAAATTGGTTCTTGGTACAATCAATTAAAAACATATTTCTAATTGCTGCGATAATAGTGTTAGTACTTACAACACAAAATGTTACAATCGGTAGTGTTATCACGGTATATTCATATGTTAATAATTTTTTAATATCATTATTATCAATACCTGTTGCGGTGGAAATGTATTCAAGACTAAGTAACATATTAAAAAGAATTAATTAAAATTAAAAAACTATGGAAAGAGACACATCTTGGGATGATCCACAATTATCAGATGGTGATATACCAATCAGACAACAGAACGCACTTAAAAACACATTTCCTGACTTAGAGATTCAAAAGGAAGTTGAACCACAAACACAACTTGAGGAATTGAACGATTACTTGAAAATGTTATCTGATATGGATAAGATTGGTATTAGAAGAAAGAT